ATGGAATTTTCTCCTTCGAAACCTGCCGAAACGTACCACATCCGGGTGACAGTCGCCATTTATCGGGACAATATTTTGTCTTATAAGAACGAAGTCGTTATACCTTCTGAGTATTTTCGAAGAACCGAGGCAAGGGCGCACATTCAAAAAGAAATTTCGGAAAGGCTTCTGCATTCCAATTTCTTTCGTTCTCCGAGACCGGACTACGATTTGGTTCGTTATGCGGAGGAGGCGACCTGTAATACATTTTTGCGTTATCGCATTCTTTCCCTGAAGTCGGGAGAAGGTCTGATTAAGGAAAGAATTTAACTGGTCTACCCTTACGGTATATGAAAGTCGTTATGCAATGTTTGAAAGAGGTGTCCATAAACCGTGGTAATCTATCAATTCAAAAAATTTCAGAAATCGAATTGCAACACACTCTTTCGACAATGCCATTCATTTTCGAAAACTATGGAATAATTTATTTCCTAGTTTTGTTTTTTTACTTACCGACATGAAACGATTTTTTGCGAGTTCAAGCGCCGGCAAACTACTATCGAAGCAATTTTATAAATTCTTCGCAGTTTAATATCCGCGCGCAACACTGAAAAGCGCGTTGCGCACTAACTCCTAAACTAAAGCCACTTTATATTTATAACACTCTCTTTACAAACACATACGGAAACGCTGATAAACCACGAGCGTCGGTAGTTTTGCCAACGCGCGGAGTGCCATAGGGTCCGTATGTATTTGGTTCCAAAATTTGCAGATTAACGTTTCCCGAATTTGTTCCACCACTGGCTAACCAAGAGGATCCACCGCCGCCGATCATACCGTAAACGTTGTTATATGTAAAATTGTGTCCGTGCCCTTGAAAACGATCCCTTCTCCTCAAACCTCCAATCCACTCGGAATCCGAATCCATCACAGCCACGAACCCGCGCCCTTGCATCGCAAAATGTCGAACCTGATTCGTAATTGTTGTTCCAGGAGATATATCCGGCAGGCGATGTTTGTAAAAACGAACCTTAACTCCCGAAAGAGAACCGCTGGAATTTGCGGCCACACATGTGAAACTGATCGTTCTACTCGCAGAAGAAAGCGCAGTGATCGCCAATGTGGCATTTGCAGGAACTCCACCAATCGCCTGTTGAAGTGTTCCAGTCATCCAATTCGTAAAGGAACCATGAACGAGATTATCCTCTACGAGCGCATCGATCAACTTTTGACAGGCTGTCGTATTGGCAAAGGTTACGGTAAGAACGTTACTCGCAATCGTGTAACTGGCTGCATCAAAATCCGTAACGTTTGTTCCAAGTGGATCATAACGAAAAGGTTTATTCAACCAATACGAAACCAAATCAGGCATCCCGCCCGTGCCGCTCGCGTTGATCAATTGATCCGTAGAAGCCAAACAGAATGCAGGGAAATCAGTCGACGGTGTCTTTAGTTCATCCATCCAAAACATCTCGCCCAAAAACTTGCGTTCCTGTTTGAAAGTCACGTCAAGGAAGTTTTTGAAGACGAGGTAAACTTGATTGATCCCCTTTACGAACTTTAACTGATTATTCGTATCAGGATTAATTCCCGCAATCAAATCCGCATGAAGATCTGTAACCAAACCGGTTTTTACCGAAGTCGCTTGTTTCGTTTCGGTAACTTCTCCATCCTTGATCCGATTTCCTTTCAATCCTCTCCAAACTCTCAAATCCGATCCTAATGTAACCGCGCCGGAATTGTTTGTTGTAATCAATCGAAGTGGAATATCACCAGCGACGACAGAACCTTGCCGACAAATAAATTCGTAAGAATCGTCACGCCAAATGATCGGACCGTCGGAAGGCATATTCGAAGGGCTATCGTATTGAGTTTCTTGAAACTTATGACGAACAACGAGAGTAAAAGTTACGTTATTTGGAACTACGATGTTCGCGGTCGCCGGAACGCAAAATCTCTTTCCGAATTCATCGTAAGCGATCAATGTATCGGTGAGATCTACATGATTCGTTCCGGAGCCGACAACGATTGTTCCACCGGTATCGATACCAGCACCCCACGCATCCATGTCACGTTGAATGATTGCATTTTCTTTTGATTCTTGTTCGTGAATCCAATCCTCCGGAAAAACTCTCTTTCCCACAGTTGGAAAAGTAATACCTGATAATTTATTCATTACTTGTCACCTCGTCATAAGAAGGAAATGAGATTTGGATCGCTTCGATTTCAGCATAGAGAACTGAAACGTTCGTTTTAGCGTTGTTCTCAATTTGGGAAATCAGGTCCTTTTTGATTCGTTTACAGGTTCCGCTGAATAATTCGTATTTTGCAGCCTTATCTCGAATGGAATTTGCAAGTTCCGAAATGTCGTCATCGGAATTTGATTTTGCTTCACTTATGAGGGCTTGAAGCTTTGATTTAATTGAATCTCTACCAACCGGTAAAGTTTCGATCCAAAGATTTGCTTGTTCCCTTAACACCGGCCACGAAATCGGCTCATGTTTCGGATAACGCGCAAGAACGGTTTCGAGAGCTTCGTCAAACTTCGATTTGATCAGAGTGATTTTTTGAGTTTTGTAGTTTGAGATCGTAAGAAAACAGCATTGCAAAAGCTCTAATGTAGTCTTTGGAACGAGTTGATCATTTTCGATTTTCTGATCGGGAGGGACATTAAATAAACCGCGATCCGCTTTTTCGGAAAGTGTAAGTTCTTTCAGATAACCAACTTCGAATTTGAATCCTTCTGGAGGGAAGGTAGTTCCGCGATGAAGACGCTTTTGTTTTTCCTCGGATTTACCGCGGTTATAAAGTTCAACCTCAAGATTGATTGAGTCGATTCGATCGACCGGAAATTCTTCAAGAGAATCGACTGAGTAGACAAATACCTTTTCCATATTGCTCCTAAAGGAGCGAATAAGTAGTAGATTGGCGCGTTATGCGCTTTGTTTGTATTAATAAATTGCAAATTCGCGAACCTTTTCGGATCTGCGAGATTGAAACCTTCCGGTAAGAGTTCCACCCATCACGAACGGATCAAACTCTCCTCTATATTCCCAAAGCTCCGGAACGTTTCCACCCACGTTTACGGAGTCCATCGCTTTACTCAATCCTTTTCTATCGAAGAACTCGGACAGTCCTGAAAAAAGAAAACGATATCGAGTCAAAATGTATTTCCGAGGAAGCATTTTACGATCTACTTCGGAACCCATTCTAAAACCGGATTTTCCTTCCTCTGAAGTGTAGAGCTTAACGTAGGAAATTTCATCAGCAGGAAGACCGATTGCGTATTGAATCACTTGACGTTTCGTCGCAACGGTCGGAACGGATAGTTTGAAAAGTTTTGCGAGAAGCAGTCGAGTTCGGTAAGACTCATCACTTTCACCGGGAAGTTTTTCGATTTTGTAGCGCACCCCCCAAAGAACAAGACCGGTTGTATCGGAAGTTTCAAGCCACATTTGACGATATAACCAACTCAATCGAGAAGCCCGATCCTCTAAGATTTTCAGAATCGAATTTAATGCTCGATACCAAAACGATTCCGTTCCTTTCTTTCGGATTAAAGAACGTTGATTCTTCCAAACCGTCGAATCAAAATCGAATTGAAAGAAATCAGACATACACCGTTCCTACAACTTGAAATCCAGGACCGGGACTTGCTAAAGCACCGGCGGCAACATCCACATTTCCAAGAGGATTGAATTCAACATCAATGGAATTCGGAAGGGCTTGATAAAGACTTTTTAGTTGAATATCGACAAAATCTTGTCCTTCCGAAAGAGCAAGAAAATACTCGTCCTTGATTTGATCAAGAACAGATTGACTCGGAATTTTGTCTGCAGAAGAAAATTTCACTGTCACAGTTTTGTTTATCACCACTTCGTTGATGTTTTCAGCGGAGAGATGAGCGACTCCACCCGGATCGTTTTCTTCGGAATTGAAATGATCCTGAACTTGGTTCAGTTGAGCGGTTGTCAATAAACCGACTGAACCTTGCAGAAGAATTTTCACTTCTCCGTCGGTTCCGAGAGTTTTCGCGCTTTTGAAAATAGCCCGTTTAACAAAAGTAAAACTTTCCGCTTCTCTAATATACCATGCCGGTGTCCACTTCGACGAAACACCTTCGGCGGTTTGAAGGCGGGAACGAACGGAAGTTCGGGTTTCTCGGTATTGACCTTGTTGAATTGGATCAGATTCGAGATTCGTAATGTAGTCGATTCCTTCCGGAGGGCTTTCCAGAATCGAGATCGAACCGGGGACAACGTTACCGGCAGGACCGTCGATCACACACTGAACGAATGTTTCAATTGTGTATTTCCCTTGTGCGTCAGCCGAGATTCCGGCGGGAAGAATCACCGAATCGGTTAAAAAGAATCGAATCTTTTGATCTTCATTTCCGGAAGTGGTAACAACGAGACTTTGGGGGATTTCTCGATCCATAATCGGTTGAGTGGAAGAACCGATTCTGACCTTGATGATTGCGGGGAGAGCCGGTTTCCATTTCATCCCACGACGGATCAAATGTTCATGTAAGGCGTCGTCTTCCGCAGTGTGAGGATGGATCGCTTTTTGAATCGAAACGAGATCGGTATCGATAAAGGAAAATACAGCATTGGAAAGTGCACGGATCAACGTGAACGTTTTTGATGTCGGGTTAAATGAATGGTTTTTAAAAACTCCGGAAGTTCTTATACTTTGCAGGTGATCGGAAAGAACCTGATCCTTCGTTACGTTTAAATTCAAGGACCGACTCCCGGGAAGGATTCCACAAATTGAATCGTAAACTCACCGAAAGACGGATCGATTTGGATACGGAGATCCGGATTCGACGTAACCATTTGCCACTCTCCACAACGATTCGGGATCGTGGTAACCGCCTGCACTCTAAGATCAGGGATCGAATTCACAGAACGAACGCGAAGATCCGGATTTGAGGAAACGAGCATGATTCGTCCGTACAACTTGTGACCTTTATACATGCAGTCGTCAGAAACCGAATTCTCCGCAAAGAGTAACGTCGGAATTAAGAGTAGAATCAAAAACCATCCTTTCATCGTTTACCTCATTACAAAACTCTGAACCGCTTCTCCGGATTTGAGCTTAAAACTGACAACCAGTCTATTGTCCGAATTTAGACCCACATCGATCGAATTGGTGTCAATCATCGGATGCAAATTTAGAATTCGTTCCGCATCCCGGATTCTGGCCGCCTGAGCCATAGAATCGTTGGAATTTTGCGCGGCGCGTTGACGGCTATAAATCTCGGGATAATCCAAATCGTCCGAAACCGTCATTTCAAACATCTCGCGCACTTCGGAAAGAACAATCCGAACAGGCATTGAGTCGATCTGAAGGTCGTCGTTCGAAGGATCTAAAACGAGATCCCCGAACGAAAGCGGATCATTCGCGAAATCAATCATCAAGTGCCTGCTTTCGGTTTGCTTGTCACCGCAGGACCAACCGGTGTATCCACATAATCGGTTAAGTGAGTGGACAATCCCACCGCAGTCGGAGTTTCGGAAAACGCAGTTACTTCCATCTTTGCATCGATTTTTCCAGTTGTTTTGAAATTTCCAGTTTGCTCCACGTTACCCAAAATCTTGAGGGATTTCCCGTTTAGATCAAGCAATAATCCGTTGGAATTGATCGAAAGTTTGATTAGATTATTGAAATTTACGAATGCTTGATCTTTCGAAATATTGATTTCAACGGTATCCGCTACCTTAGTTTTGATTTCGTCTACCGTTTCGAACGCAAATGCCGTGTATCTTTCGGGTTTGTTGTTTCGAGAAATAAGCAAACACTTACTTCCTTTTTGCGGAACAACCGGATCAGTCCAAGTCACGTCGTTTCGAAACACATCGCCGACTTTTACCTTAAGAGTCTTTTTTACTTTATCCACGGATTCTATGATTCCACTTTCCGCCCAAAAAACCGGGAAGCCGAGGGTCCATGCTTTTACGATGAGTTCCACTAACGATGGTTTCATGGTTTTGGGCCTGCATAATCATTTCGGAATTTCGATTCATTCTTAGGAGGTTTCGACCCGCCCTTTTTAGGTGGTTCGAAAAAGAAACCTGGATAGATTTCCTGACGATAACCGTTCATTCCGAACGTTTTCGTGACTTTCTCCACGAATGACTTCGCTGTGCGAGAAGGTTCGTTCGGATCTATCACATGGATCACTTGCGAGTGAGTTACCGAAGGATATCCGAACGTTACGAACTTTCCGTTATATCCGGAACCGCAGTGTTCCATAAAAAGTTCTTTCGCTCGTTTCTCAGCATTTGCTTTGTCGAGTCCGTCCACTTCGAAGAATCGTTCCTCTCCCGTTCCGTAACTTCCCTTATACGTCGTTCCGGTTTTTGGATCTTCTCCGCGTACGGTGATTTTGATGTCTTTCTTTTCTCGTGCGACGAGTTCGTCTTGAATAATATTGAATCCAACCCGGAAGGCTGGAAATTTTCCGGATGGATCCGAAGATCCAGAAGCGGACTTGGTTTGCGATTTCTTATTTTTTTTGTTCTTTGTTTTTTCGAACAGGTTAGGATGAACGAAGGCCTTCTGCACGATCAGTTTCCAATCGTGAAAGAAAACATCCACACCTATTTTTGCTTTTAACACGGATAACGCATATCGCGCCGATTTTCCAGCGCATTCTATACTGATAGTTCTCTGAATATCTTCATCCCTAATCAGAACCGAAACATCACGTCTGATTTGAGGATGAATACAATCGTTTAAAAATGTAGGCAGTGGTTCGTGACGATAATTGCGTGTCATCGTTTTGCGTTGGCAGAAAAAGAACGGGTCTACACATTTGATTTCTAAAGGAACGTTCTGGCTGACTTCCAAAACGTAACCGCAAAACTCCGGAAAAAGACCGTATTCTTTGTAACCCGCTTTCCATTCCACTTTCGCAAACTTTTGAATCGAATCCTTTTTCAGATTTCTGTATTTTGGAAGTTTAATATTCAAAATGTCTGTTGGAATTTCTCTGGAAGATTCCACGACTGCTTCCGACACGACGGGAAATTTCATTCCGCCTATATTCAATTCCTGTTCTAAGACCAGCATTACATCATTCTCCGTTTTGCGTTCATCAAATCCGTTTTGTCTATCAATGATGGAATGAAAAAAACGGAACCTATATTTTCATACGGTTGAAGGTTCTCGTTTGTATCTCTAATCCGTCCGGAAAAATGTTCGGTTCCATAATAGAGCAAACTCAAACTTTCGTAGGTATCCCCGTCTATGATTGTATGATTTATATCATCGGTTCGAGGATCTGGAATTTCGATCTGAACTCCAACCGGAAGGGACTTCCAACTGTTTAGGTGTGGGTTTGAATCACAGATCAATCTCCAAAATTCCCATCTTCCGTAATACTTGGCTGCTATTCGTTGTAACGTATCACTGGATTTCAGAACGTAAAATGAACTCATAACGTGGACTCCACGACCGAGCTTTTCGCTTCCAAAGAGGCTTGATCCAGATCGATGTCGTTGTCGCTGAGAAAAACAAACGTAATCGGCTGACTGTATTGAATGGTTGCGTTCGACACTTGGATCGATTTGAATACTATATTCTTAATTCCTAATGCGTTTAACAGGGAATGAGTGACTCCGATGGATTCCGTGTTTTCCCAAATTCTTCGTATCTCCTTTATCTGCTGAATCATTGTCTTGATGAATGGGTTGGACGGAGCCGCGAGTAATCCTGCACCATACACGGCTGCAAGTAACGTGGTTTCGACCGTGATTGTCCAATCGTCTTGACCGGTGAGTTCTTTCACCGTTCCGGAGCCTCCGGGAATCGCCGTTAAAACGATTCGCTTCTCCTTCCGCAAAGTGATTTTTGTTCCGGAAGGGAATTCATAGTCCGTTAGAAATCCCGGACTGATAACAAGTCGATCCGTATCCCCAGTAATGATCTCCGGTGGAATGTAACCGGCCGGTGCAATCGGTGGTGTAATTCCTCCGATCACGCTGGAACCTCTTCATATCGATCGAGTTCATCAAACAGAGCATCAGCTAAGATTTCACCGATTTGACGTTTGTTTTCTCTACCACCACCTACAACGAGTTGTCCGATTAAACTGCCGATACTGATCGTGGCCCCTTTTTTTCCGGAAATGATACCGCCGTCGTCTTCATCCGATTCTTCTTTGAGTCTACGGATGATTCCTTTTTCAGGTGCCAGTGCTTCGTTGAATCTTTGCATCACCGGTTTTAAGCGTGGAGTTTCTGTTTCGATTCCGGAAGCAAAAGCTGTAACGGTAGCTCGACCGGATTTTGTTAACGTGGATAAAGGGCCTTCTTTTGCATCTGAGTTGGGTAGCGGGCGTCTAATTTTTTCAGCAACGCTTATTACTGCATCATAGGCTTTGTCAACGTTAGATTTTATTCCAGTCGCAAATGTTTCTACCAAGGCGATTCCACTCTTTTTCATCGTTCCCCAACCAGATTCAAATCCAGATGTAACGTCGGTTAATACCAATCCAAGAGTCGCTTTTCTCTGTTTCATTCCCAGCGCAAACGTATCCACAAACGCGGCTCCACTTCCGGTCAAATTGGAGAGTGGTCCTTCGTCCGCGTTCGAGTGCGGAAGGAAACGAGCGATCACATTCATCACAGTATTCACTGTTGTTTTTAAATCACTAATTGAATCTAAGATTCCGAGACCAAACGCATTGAATAAACTAGATCCGGATTCTTTCATACGATTGCGGATATTTCCGATCACGTTACTGATTGCCGACCAGATCAAATTTCCGATTCCTAAAAATGGATTCACAAAAGATAATATTAGAGCTTCCTTAACTCCGTACGGGAGTGAGTTAAACGCTTCTAAGATTTTTGAAACGAATCCTGTTACAAAATTCTTAAGCGTGTCCCAGTGAGCTATGATAAGGGCCGGAACTGCTATCATCCACGTTAAAGGCAACGTGAGTAACGCGAGTCCATACGCAAGACCTTTGAACCAAGACGGAGAATCGCTCCACATCGATTTTATTTTTGCGCCTCCGGAAACAATTCCGTCCCAGATCCCGAAAAGAAAATCCTTGATTGTAGACCAATGTTCATGGATCAAAAGAGGAATTCCGATAAAAGGAAGAAACCAAGTTATCAGGAGTTTAACGAATCCGCCAAGTCCGGCCCAGGTTTCTGTGATCCCAGTCCACGCAGAAACCGCCGCGATTTTGATTTCGTCCCAATAGGTGATTAAGAGAGCGATCCCCGCGATTGCGGCCACGACACCGATTACAATCCATCCAAGTGGATTCGAAACAAGTCCGAGATTCATTGCAACGGAGAACGCTGTCCAGGCTCCTTTCAAGAGAAGAAACGCGCCGGCTCCCAGCGTCGCCACAGTTGTCAGCATCAGAAAGGTTCCGACAAACTCCGTGATCTTCGGATGTTGCGCGAGAAAATCGTTTAAGACGGAGAATCCATCCGCAAAAATCGAAACGAATTTTTTGAGACCGGAATCTTCGATTCCTTTTCCAAGGATTTTTTGAAAGTTCCCCCAACCCTCGCTGGCTCTTTTCATTTGCGTTGGAAGAGATTCGAGGTTTGCCTGTTTCGCAACGTCGAGAAAATGATAGTCTTGATTTTTACTGAGATCGACAATCGTTTTGATGTCTTTTTCAAGAGCTTCGGTTTTTGGAAGTAGCGTATTGATAAACTGTACGGCTTCATCCGTTCCAAACGCCTTTTTGATGACGTCGGATTCTTTCAAATCAAGCGAATCGCCAAACTTCTTCTTGATTTCACCCAGTAAGTTTGCGGTATTTTTGAGTTTACCATCCGCTTGATACGCGTTCAGTCCGAGTTTTGAAAAACCTTCTCCGAGATTTGTAAGGAACGCGCGGAATGTCGTCCCAGCTGGTCCCGGTTGCATCGAATTGAGCAACGTTCCCAAAACCGCACTTTGTTCTTCGAGCGAAATCTTTAAAGATGCCGCTTTTGATCCGATCGACTCCATCGCTTGTTGAATGGAATTTCCGTCGGCACGGTAAACGTTAGATGCCCAAGCGATATCGTTTGCGAGATTCTTACCGAACCGGACATTGTCCATATCGGAATACAAGTGTTTAAACTGATGATACGCCATCCCGAACAGTTTCGAAAGTTCTCCGAAATTTCCTTTGGTCGCGATCGTAGTGTCCAAGATCGATTGAGTAAATCCGACAAGTTCCGTTCCGGAAAGATCGTTGACCGCAGATTTTATGTCGTAAACTCCGGAGAGAATCGAGTCCGTTGATTCTCCCATCCCCGACGACATTGAATATGCGGATTTTGTTATATTATCAACTTCTTTCGAAGTCAAACCAAGAGATTTGAGGTTTCCCTCCAGTTTAGAAGTCTCCATCCGAGCATTTACAAAACTCATAGCGAGAGAGCCGACGGCCAATCCTGCTCCAATCAGAGTTCCGCCCATTTTCATATTGGAAATAGCTCCGTCCATCTTGACAACATCCGAGTTAGTTTCTCCCAGTTTTTTACGCATTGCGTCCCACTTGTCATTGATCTCATCCAGTTTGCTGGAAGCTAAGTCGCGTAGAGTAATCACTACGCCGAGTTCAAATATTGAGCTGTCCATGATTTCTCTACCGCCTTTCCTTAATCTCCGCTAAACGCTCTTACGATCGCGCGAACCATCGTATTGATTTCAATTTCCCGAATGTATTCCAGCTCTGCGGCAAGCTGGATTTCGTATTCTTCTCGTTCGTCTCCGTCTTCCGGATATTCGATCTTCCTTCCAGGGAAGTAATACATTAGAAGAATTTCAAATGCACCATTCCCTTTTCGAATTTCTCGGAGACGATCGTTTAGAGCTTTTTTACAGTGACCTCTTTGGTGGTCGCTGTTAGCTCGATGAGTTTGTTACCGAGTGGAATGAAGATTCCCGGAGAATCCTGCGCCCACCCGTCTACGACTTCGGAACTCGGATACAAACAGCACTGACCGACCAAACGTTGTGCGACATCCGTTGCCTTTTCTTTCCTTGCTCTTTCGAGCGAATCGTCGACTTGAGTTTTGTTCGGAACACGACAAATTATTTTGCGATCTTCACCCGCATCGAGCAGATGAATGCCACCTTTATCCGAAAACTGTTCTTTCATTTTTTCGATAATACCCTTATGCTTAGAAAGAAAATCGTCGTCGATGTTTTGATACGGTTGAGGCAATTTATCAAATGCTTCTTTGAGTGCAGGTATGGAGCTTACTAATGGGTTCATATTGTTTTCCTTATATTCTAAATTTTGAAACGAATCAATAGTTTTCTCGTTATGCAAACGTAATGACCGGAATCGAGAGGAGCGCCAGTTCCAACGGAACCGCAATCGCGCCCGAGTTACCGCTCTTGATATCCGCGTTGTATTTGGTGATTTTCACCGCCGGAGCGATGTATTTGAAATCGGGTCTTCCTTCCGCCTTCAAAATCGCTGTGAGCGGAGCAGGTGGAAGTTTTTCGATCAGTCCGCCGTAGGGAGCCGCAAGCAAAACCAAACGATCCAGTTCCTCGAAATTGATCTCTGCACTCAGGGATCGTTTGTAATTTTTGGTTGTGTATCCTACGATCTCACCGGATTTTCCATAGGTGAGTTCGATTTCAACTGCATGCTCGAATTTGAACGAAGAAAAATTCACCATGTCAAAACCGAACAATTTAAACTCAAGCCCGGTAAAACTGTAATTTTCCTTAACTACTTCTAATGCCATTTTCTATCTCCTATTTCGGTGTTGCGAAAGAAGTTTCCCATTCGATCGCTTGGGTTCTGTTACTGACGAACATCCTGCATTTCGCTCGCAGAATCCGGTCTACTTTGAATGTTTTATTCGGATCTAAGACGATCTCGTGACCGGAAATTTCTTTCCTGCCCGGAGCCTCCATTTCAAAAGAAATTTTGGAATCAATGTAGGTTTTGAGGTATTCCAGCCCGCCGGAACCGGAATCAACCTCCGTATCCATATTCAAAAATTGTAAAGACTCTCGATAAAGAATACGATGCATTTTATCTGCGCGTCTTCGTTCCGGAAGTTCTTTGAAATCGGAAGAGCTGAGCGCCTTGATCTTGTCTCTTGCGATAAAGATTCCTTCGTAGTCATCGTATTCTTTCAGGACCATAAGACCCATATCGTGAAGGAGATCCATGTAATCTCGATAACCTTCGTTCCAGTAACGAATTTCGGAAAACGTGAGGGAGCACATGTCCTTCACATATCCGATGGAAACGTTTACGGGAGCGGCGGCGATCTTTGCGGTTGCCATCGTTGCGACGTTTCTCCATTCTCCCATCGTGTTTCCGGCGGCCTTCACCGCGGAAAATCCGCCGGCAGCGTTGACTCCACCCGGAATGTAACGAGCTTCTCCGACGGAAATAATCACTCTTCCTTTCGGAGATGCGAACGGATCAAATTCGTCTTGGATGTATTGGAAATACTGTGGAACGGTTTCCGAATCATTCTTTCCGCGAGCTTCCAAAATGATAAACGAAGGGAGGTGATGTTCGGTTTCCATCTCGTCGAGAATTGCGTTACACGACATCGCAAACGCCCGCGTTGCGGGACCGAGAACGTGAATCCAGTAAGACCGGTATTCTCTTTTCAGTGTTTCGATCGCGGTCAGACGGGACGCGGTGGATGCGGTCGGTCCTGTGATGGCGAATGTGTATGTGTCACCGACTTTGAACGTGTTCGCGGGAGCGGACACGTTGACGAAGGTTGCAGTCACTCCGACGTCGAGAGAAATCGGCGAACCGGACGCGGGTGTTATGACCGGAGACGAGAAGTTTTCGCCACCGTCAACGGACTTCCGATATTCAGCGGTTCCGTGTGCTCCGTCTTTCGTGATTTTTAAAACGACGCTCCGAGTTCCCGTGGGAGTTCCGGCGATTGTCGGAAGAGCCGCCAAACCGGTTCCGGTTTTTGTAGGAGTTCCGACACTTCCCGGAAGATCGCTTTCTGGACGAACGCATAAAACCGGGACCGGTTTTTGGCCTTTTGATTCGTCGAATTCTTCGAAAAATTGTTCGAGGGAACAAACGAGTTCGCCTGTCCCGAATACGTCTCGCGCTTGCGGTGCGTTGTTGATTACGTAAATACGATTTGCGTCTCCGGTTTCTGCGGTTCCGACTTTGGAACCGACGCGATCCGGTTTGACGTCGTTAAAATTGATTCCGCCGTCTTGGTGATACGTGGAAACGTCGCCTGTAGACATTCATTCGCTCCTATTTGGAGCGAGTCAGTAGTATTTCTTCGCGCTGGTTTTCGCGCTCTTTATTTTTTCTCTTTTTCGTCTGCGGAAACAGTTTCTTTCGGTGTCCGCAATTTGGCAAGTCCTTCCTCGGAAAGTTTCGTGCCTTTCGTTGGACTTAAAACTTGTTTTATATCAGCGTCATTCGCGTTGTCAAGCGAAGATCCATCGGGTTTTACTCCTGCGAATTCTTGGAACATTACGGTTAGATAATCTTCCTCGATGTCACTGTCCGGATCCAGCCGCAAATGTTCTTTGAACCCCGTGGCAAGTGCCGGTCTTATTTTGTGTTTTTGAATAAACTCATTTGCTGTCATAATTCCTCCGAACTGACAATTTCTGTTGGCTCCTCGATTTCAAAAGTTCCCGAAGCCAACGTAGGAACTTGCTCCACTTCAAAAATTCCATCGTCGAAAATAACCTCGACGTAAATTTTGTAGAGGCTCAATTTTTCTGCCGGATCGGTGACCAATGCCACTTTTCCGACTCGAATCTCGACAGTTGCACCTTGAGGTGTTGCATAACGCTCGTGTTTGGCGATGTAAATCAGAGCTTGATCTACAATACCGGAATCAAACGGGCTCCCCGTAAAATCTCCTTTGGAAAGGATCTCCTGATCAACACTGTTCAACCAGAAATTCAAAACGTATTTGTATTCCTGTTTGTAATGTTCTTTCAAGAATTGAAGATTTTTCACTCCATCAACTACGGTAGATTCAAGTCGGTTTTTCCTTCTTCCATTTCGCTCCGGTTGACTGGGTGAATGTTCAACCACGCAGAACGGAATCAATTCCTGAAAACGTTCCATGGGAGGATGAACCTCAAAGATTCGATCGTCTGGAACGAGTGAGAGCGGCGTTGTTTCCGGCGGAATGGGAGCCGCCTGTATGGATCGGATCAATTCCTTTAGATATCTGATATGTCCGATCTTCACTGTTTCATAAACTCCCGCATTCCGTTTTTGTAATTCTCTTTGAACTGCTCGGATCCTTCTTCGATGGAAGGTCCGAGAACCGGACGTTTCGGAATTCCTCCGGCTTCGTAGCCAAGTTCGTGTGCTCTCGCATATTTTGCATTCGTTCCCACTGCAACCGCAAAATCATTCAATTGGATTACTTCAAATGATTTCCAAAGATTTTCCGATTTGCTTTTATCACCTTCGATCAAAAATCTTGGATCGAGTCCTTTCTTTGCCTTTCTCTCGATCGTATCCGGATGTAACGCTTCGTATTGAGATACGTATTTTTGATCCCGATATCCTTTCGTAACGAGCGTCTGTAGCAGATATGCGTTTTTGATATTCGCCTTTCCGATACAGGATTGAAGTTTTCCATTCGCTTTTTTGAATAGATCTTTCAAATCATCGTTATACGAAATTCCGCTCATTTCAAAATCACCTGATTCCCTTCTTCCGGTAGTTTCAGTCCGATAACGACCACTGAAAAAGTTCCGGTTCGATTCGCCGGTAAAAACGTTTCAATGGTCCAAGCGGAGTTTACAATGTCGTCCGTAATCTGCGTTTCTTGTGGAATCGATCCTCGATAGATCCGACAGTTCTGATCCAGTTGATCTGAGATAGATTCGATTTCATCAAACAGGATTCGTGCAACAGCGTCGTATCCTTGTCGTTCTCCTCCTGCTCCTTGAGCTTCTGATTGAGAATTGAATTCGAAATATCCGGGAACGTCTTTCAATCGAGTCCAAATCTTTTTTCGAGACGAATTCAATTTGTTTTCGCTGTAGGCTTCCAGAGTTGACTTCAAAATTACGAATTGAGCATTCGCATGTTTTGAAAACGATCTACGTAGGGAATTCTCGACACTCATCTTATGCAAACCCTGACTGTAGTTCCGGATATTTTCCGAACAAAGTGAAGTAGGCTCGGTTTCGGAATTGTGCGGCTTTGTCTCCACGTTCTTCAGTAGTCAACTTTCGAAATTTTCTACGTTCTCCGTCTTGTCCGCCAACTTGGATTTCTTCCGGATCAACAACGTCGATCAGTCCGAATTCTTCGATCACCTCGGCTTTGACTAAGAGGATTTCTGCTCTTCGAAGTTCTCTTGGATAGAGGGATTCTGATGGAACGACATACCCCCAACTTTGAATCAACTTCAACGCGTTATCCGCCGCCGATTCCAAAATCTCTTCGAACGCCGTTTTATCGGTCGTTAGTTTTTTGGTATCGTCCATATCCAGATCGGAGGGGTTAATTCCGACGAGTGCTTTGAGGTCGACTAACGCGTTGATCATATTCTGATCTTACTTACGGAGTTGGGTTTAACGCTTTTTGGAAACAAGCAGACTGATACAACTTCGTAAATCCGAAATTTACACTGATCACGGTTTGTTCGAGTTGCTTGTCGATGATCTTATCGGTTTCGATTAACGAAGATTTCGCCTCTTCGAAATACGATAAGCACGAAGTATTGTCGAATGCGATGATCGTGTTATCCGGAACGTATTCGGAAGTCTTCCAAGCTCTCCCAAAAAATCCTTGGATTTCTCCGGAAGTTATGAACTTCTCCGCGATATTCAGAGATTGGAACTGTTTAAAATTCGTTTCATCCGTTAGGATGTTTAACAGAAACTCGTTGTTCAACACAACCGTAGTTGCCGTTTGACCTTTCTTAAAACTTCCAAAGATCAAACGAATTACATCGGCATATTTCCATTCACTCGTTTTTGTGTAAGACGTTGATATGGCTGATCCGTCCGTTCCATCTCCTTCCATAAGAGTTCTAAGGCCTTCTTGTGCCATTTGCTGACCCAAACGATAACCGATTCTTTGAAGGTAAATTTTCAAAATATCGATATTCACTCGTCTGGCAGCTTCGTAAGAGATCATCATCTTACGGCCTACTTTTTTCATGGAAACGGCACCCGTTTTTAACTCGATCGTAGCACTTGGAAAACTTCCACCTTGACCAACGATAGCCGCATCCACGTCTTCCTTATCGAAATCGATTCCGAGTTTCTCGATTGCAGTCGAGGGAATTTTTTGAGAAGATGCCTTTAAATCTTCAACGGACAATTCCATTTGACCGAGACCCATTCCTAAATAAATCTGATCGCTGATAAAGGCCGGAAAGAGAATTTTCGAGTTGTTGGTTTTGAAAAAGTCGTCGACCAGAGTCGCATTATTGAACACATCAACACCGTTGATTAGCAACTGGCGTTCGACCGGGTTCATCAAACCTACATCCGATTTTTGATCGAACGGATCAAAGCCTCCTTTTTCTTCTAATCGTTCAATGATTTTAGAAAGAGGGACGGCGCATTGATTCGTATCCAATTCTTTATACATCTCTTTTTCAAGAGAAAGCTTTTTTATATCGCTTGGTTTAAAGCGAAGTTTTCGTTTTTTTTTGAGAACGGGCATGTTTCCTCCTTATAACCGAATGAACGATACGCGTTTTGCATTTGTATCGATCGAAAGAATGAGATAAACATCTCCGGCTGCATCTTTCTTAATCGCGCCGCTTCCATCCGCGACGAGAGCCTCACGACCGTAGGCAGGATTTGTTCCGGTATATACTGCCTCGAAACTTCCTTCGACCTGTACGGTTACGGATTGCTTATCCACACTACTGATAAAGCCATCGAATTTTCCTCCGTTCGCAGTCAGAGAAACGGTCATCTCGCCGGAAATGTTGACTGGTTTGCTGACTGACGATTCGTCCAGATTGTTCGTATTGTTGAACGTTATCAGTTCGGGTTCTCTTAACCCTTTTGCTTTTGCAGAAAATGGACTTTGGCTCATGCTGGTATCTCCACAGTTAAATATTGTTCGGTTTCGTCTAACTCGCTACTGGTTCCGGAAGCACGAGTGTCCTTTCCGAGTTCGTCGGTGCGGATCGGGAATTTTTCGTTCAACTTGATTCCATAGTGTTTGGCGAGAGCTTTGAGTTGTTTCAAGTCTGCGGACTCGATCATTTCCTCGATCGTCTTGTCGGCTTTTCCGTTTACGAATAAGCGATATGCTTTCAAGACTTCGCTTCGATCGTGTTCGAGAATTTTCTTTGGCTCGTCCAAGAGTGTCTTTAACTTTGCAACGTTCGATTCGTGATCGAACCCTGCGGGGAAACTTTCTTGATCCGTGAGTCCTGCGTAAGAATTGAGGGTTGTTTCCAAGCTCGAAATTTTGGAACCCGTCTTCTGTAAGACGACTTCGAATTTTTCAGCGGACAACTCCACATCCTCGCCCTGTTTTTCCAGACCGAGAGCTTCCAACGAAAGACCCAAAACCGTCAGTAGTTTGGCTTTGAGTTTCATGTTTTTCTCCTGTTGTGTTCTTTCCTCCCCCGGTTCGGACGAGGTTTGTTCAAAATGATTCAGTGATAATTTTTTGGCGTTCGGGTCCGCACCAGCGCAGACGATCGAAACCTCCGAAACGGCGATGATCTTTGTGATGATCAAACGAACAACGGAACCGTCTATTTCTTCGCCCAGACACCAATAGAATTCGTCCAGCTTAGGGTGAGACTTGATAAACGTGAATTGGATTCCGACGGAACACGAATCCAAAATTGGCGGATCGGTTTCTAATCGATCGATAATGGATGAAGCAAATTTCTTAAAGAACCGGAATCTTCCGTTGACCCCTTCGTTATCGTTTTCATCGTTCCAAGTTGGGTTGATAACCGCACCGATGGAATTTTCAACATGTGTTTCGTGATCTTTGTAGATTTTCGTTTCGAAGAGCGAAGTTGCGTTTTTCAGAACGTTGTCTTTCGTAAAATCGAGTGCGTAACATTCTATGTAAGCCTTAGACAACATCCTAAAATCGTGTTCTACATACGGTAATTCAGGTGAAGCTGGTTCTTGTGGAGTTGCCGGGGTAGACAGCTTCTTTCCACCGGAAAGAACCGAACCCGACGCGTATAATACAACTGAACCTTGACCGGATCGGTTTAGCCTAACGCCATTATCGAGAGTGGCCCAACCGCGCGTGTCATATTGGAGTTGTTTTTTTTCTTTCTTTTCCGTTGCCATAGCTTCCATTTTTGGAAGCGATCAGTAGCGTGGCGGGTTCCCGCTCTATTTATTTTTGTAGTATAACTCTTTCGCGATCTCTCGCACATGTTCGGGGAGTTTTTCCAAAGGAAATTTTCCCGAAGAAATTTCGTTCAAATAGAATCTCCACGAACTTTCCGTAAGATCCATTCCACCGAATAGATGGCTCAAATTTTCAGCTTTGCGAATCAAACCTTGATCGAATTCCGGATACTGCCCATCCAAATCATCCATCATTTCGACCAGCATTTCCTGTTCTTCGACACACCCTTGTTCAACTGTCGAAAGTAATTTAGAAACTCGTTCGTATTTCATAATATCCTCAAATACGAATCCGTATATCCATCTCGATCGATTAAAAATAGGGAATCGATTTCGAATGTATCCGCATCTACAGGCACGAAAAACTTCTCTCCGCTTTTTCTTGTTTGAACAAATCCATATTTATACGTCCTAATCCCTGCTTTACTATCATGAATGTATGCATACAGCATACTGAAATTTTTAACAACATCAAGCGCCTTAGATGCGTAACTGGCCTCTGTTTTTCCGAAAATTTTATCATCCCCATCCGCAGTTCTTTTTTGCCAATGCGATTTTAAGTTTTCGGAATTCCACACTACATTTCCTTGAATCGCCGCAATTTTATTTAACAATTCCTCCGACTCCAATCCACTCAAACTGTGTTCTCGTTCTCTGTTATTCGCCGCGAGTCTCTTGTTTTCCCGTAACGGTTTTTCTATTTTTCCTTCAAGTTCAGTTTTTTGTCCGCTTCCCGTGATTCGATTGATGATCGACCTCACAAACATTACAATCGTTGTCCGACATTTAAAATGAAAAGGCGGGGCCTTCACATTCAGTTTTTTTAGAACCTCGGAGGACTTCAGCGAAGGAAAATCCCGGATTTCTTTTGCCGTCGGTGGACGATATTTGTTCCAAAAGTTTTCGTCTGTCGGAGTGCTTATGAACTCTTCTACGAAGTCGTTCATTTCCGAAACTTGAAACTTCCGTCCGTTTAACTCTCTACAGATTGGGGACGTTTTTGCGTCCATGATCGCGACGATTTCCACTTCTGTGATTCCAAGAGCTTGCATCCTCTGGATCCTGGAAAAATTCTGAGACGTATAAATTTTGTTTCGAAAAATATCCTCGATTCTTCCGGTGATTTCTTTGTCTTCTAAATCGACTCCGAGTTTCTCTTTCAATGCCTTAAGAGCTTCCACTTTTGTCTTACGTCCGTCCAAAACTGAACGAATCGATTCTTCAAAAATTTCCCTCTTTCCGTTAAATAACTTTCCGTAATCCGCATTATTCAGACGTCCAAAAAAATCAAGTGCATCCTGATTGATTCGCGGCGCGATGTCTTTTACACCGACTTCATACGCTTGTCCGATCTCCCACGCTTCCCGAGTAAAGTTTTCAACCTCTTTCCGTGTAAGTTCCGGAAACTTGGTTCCTAACTCGCGGATTAAATAATCGGTGATGACTTTTACGGCGTCTTCCGATTCATCGAATTTAATTCCACTCAGGACATTCTGGACTTCTTCACCATAAGAATGGAAAATCTTTCGGAGTCCTCGCTGAACAATTTCTTCTAACTGTTTTTCTTCCTCCTCATTCCATTTACCACCTAATGTTTGCGTCCCCGTGCAACACTTCTCAGTGTGCAGTTTTTTTTTTCTAATTCCTCCTCGAAATTGATTAGATTATCATGTTTTTCTTCTGTTGATTCAAAATCCGTTTGTGAATCATTGTTTGACCCCGTTTGATTGCGTTTAAAAAGGTGTTCATATGTGTTCACGAGGGTTTTCCCCTCCTGAGATAGCGGGTCGATACCTGAAAGCCTGAAAAACGCGCCTAACGCGTTTTTGGAAATGCGGGTTCCAAGAGCCTTTTCGAACCCATGCTCTTGTGCAAGGGTATCCAAATCTAAGACCCCTATGTTGAATAATGAAATCAATCTCTCAGTGCGAATCTTCTCGGCGTCTTCATTTGTCTTACGAGCGAGCGCATCATCTTCCGGATTGAGTGGTCGTCCCTCTTTCCAAGAACCTCGCAATCGAGTGAATTTATATCCTTTCATTCGAAGATGTAACGTTAGAGTTTTTTCAAGGAAATTTTTAACCGGATGACGGACGTTTTCTCCTTTCATCAAAAAGAGTTTTGAGGAAACCTTCGCATAAGTTTCCGTTACACTCGTAGGTCGCCCCAAGATGAACAAATCCGTATCCATTCCAGAGGAAAGTTGTTCCTCAATAATTTGCATCACGTCCTTCAAACCCGAAGATTTTTCGGATGCGATTGAGTGGTGTTCGATCTTTGTGCCTTCCGATCCAACGAGCAGTCCGGATTCAATCGACTTTTCGATTTCTTTAGCCGAAGTTTTCAAAAACTCTTTTTGCTGGGTTCCGTGGGTTTTTAAGTCGGTTCCTGGGACCGGTTTGAATTTCGACAGGACTACAGAAAGAAATCCGAGGAGTGACCACTTGTTTGTAGACTTTTCGAGATTTGCCATTCCGCGAGATTGTGAATACATAGCCTGGATCGCCGCGATCGCAGGAGGAATACCATACGGACTATCTTCATCCGTTTCAAGAGCTTCGTAAGTATAAATTTCTTCGTTTAGAGCAAGTTGATTCCCGTTTTCCAAGTTTTGAAATGGAACGTATTTATATCGAACCCCTCCGTTTTTTCCTTCAATACGTTCCTTTTTAAATCTAACTTTTGCAACAGGGATCAGCTGTACGGTTTCGATTCCATCCAACTCAAACGATGGAACAGCCTCAGCCGACAGAACTCCCATGATTGCAGTTTGTCTAAGAAGTTTGTTCGCTATTCCTGGATGTAAATCAAACCAGTCGTCAATTTCGTTTTGAATCGATTTCACTGTGCTTTGGCTCGCTCCTTCCAATTTCCATTCAAAACCGGTGTTCATCAAAAAGATGTTCCGTTTCAACGACTGATTGAAATCCGGATTGATCAGCGCGAGTTTGGAAAGAACAGGAAACATTTGAAACGGATAATTAGGCGTTACCTCGTCAAAGTATTTAATTATCTCGTTTGAACTCTGGCTGAACGATTTTGTAGAATTCGGACTGAACGCGATGCTCGTTTTTTTACTTCGGAAGCGATCTACGAACGAATCTACTTGTTTAGAAATTCGCGCTGAAAATTTCATGGAGCCCCCAACTCGAAAGCCAGTCGAAGAGAGTTCAAGGCCATACCAAAGTGATTTGCAACCCTTTTCTTAAAAAAAAATTTTGGTTTTCCGTTTTCATCTTCTCCGCGTTCTTTAATCAGCATTTTTAGATGTAGCTCCAATTCTTCCACGAGTTCAAGATCGTAACCAGAAAGACGGGATTTATCCGGAAAAATAAAAAGTCCGTTTTTAATTGCATCTACGGTGTCTTGTAGTGACTCATCGCGATTGACATTCACAACTTGAATACCTTCCGATTCATCCTCCGAAACCAAAGACTCGTCTTTAGTTGAAAATCGTTTTGAAAAATACTGAATCCGAATGTAATCGCTATATCGTCTCGCAGTTCTCACCGACCAGTTTTTATTCGGCATCGCATCGAGAATTCCAGAATACACTTTAAACTTTTCGATTGCTCGATTGATTCCCGATTCATTGATAACTGAAAATTTTGCCGGATATATTTTGATTCGGTTATCGGACGTGTGTTCCCCGAAGAGCATATGAACCGTATCCCCTTGATCGGCACCCATGTAAGTGAACGAATCCACTCCCTCGGGAATTCCGTGATCGCCTCGCATCGAATCCAGTAAACTTTGAGTTACGGGTTTTTCGTCATCCGTAGAATACGGCCAGCCCAATACGGAAATGAAATAATTCTTCTTCTTGATTGAAGTCGTAGCTTCTTTCCATCGGTTATAATGTTGTTCCGGTGTTTTGATCGTATTGAAAAATTGAGAAACTTGAACACCGGTATTATGATGTTTCTGAATAGCAGGAACGTAAGTTCCTTTTTGTGGATTCAAAGAAGCACCACATTTACATGCGAAAACGATCGTCGATGACTTTCCCGACTTAACGCCAAATATTGATCCCGGTTCGTCGATGAAACGCTGAATCAAATTATTCCATTCATTACACGCATCACACTTTATAAGCCACCAACATTGATTCGTGTTTTTCCATTCCGCATGAATACCAAAATCTTCAAATGAAGGCTGAGAAATGACACGACTCAAAGCCAATTTTGAATGATCTAATCGGTCATTTGCAAATTCGGCATGTTCTTGATTCTGTTCATCGAATTCGTCGAGATAATTTATATCTGAATCGAATGTCTTTACCTGTTTTAAAGTTTCTGTCGCCCGAAAAGCAAGAGTAGACTCAAGATATTTCAGTAGTTGAACGTTTTTGGTTGAGTCTGTTTGTTCTACAATTTTTTTGATGTGCGGCGACACGTTGATCATATCATCCACCCGATCCTGAACAAAAATTCTCATGTTCCCGGCATCCGGAAAAAACCAGGCCAATTTTAAAGAATCCTTCTCCGCTCTCCAAAAAGATTCAGCAATCAATAAAGTGGATAATGCAACTTGACCACCTTTCAAAGCTATAAATCTCTTCGCTTTTTCGAGTTTCATAGCGATCTCTTTTATATAGGCATGGCCCTCGAAACTAAAGGGTTGTATTTGATTGTTTGTTCGTATGTTTACTTTTGTGAGCAGATATTCCCTGAAAGATGATTTCGAAAATTTTCGCTCCCCTTTATCTATGATGTGCTGAATGAATTCTTGCTCTTTTACACTCGAACTCATGATCTTACTTCCAACGCTTTCGGTTCTTCTATAACGGTTCCTTGAACTTCTTTTGCGTTAGTCCATTCCGAATGCCATGCCAATAGATTCTTTTGATGAATTGCCCATTCGTCACTGATCGCCTTTTTAGTTTTCGGCCCTTTCATAAAAAGATCAAGAAGCGTATCCGCCGCTCGTATCAAATCGATGGAGCCGGAATCTGCGTTTTCCAACTGCATTTGATTACTCGCCAGTTTACTCCAAAGATATCCCAGTTGTACCGGATCCTTCGCTTGTCCGATCATAGAACCGGCTTCGGATAAAAACGCATTCCGAACGGCTTGTAGCATCATCGCGTTATCCGCTTTTATTTTTGAACGTATATCAGACGTCTGTTCCTGAATTTTCAAACGTGTAACACGATTTACTTCTTCGCGGGAATCGGACCATTTTTTTCCGGATGAATCTTTCGATTCAGACCACTTCCGTATCGTATTAGCTGAAATCGTTGAAAACTCCGGCTTTAAAAGGGCCTCAATTTGTTCCGCATTTTTTCCGATGAGAAACAGAGTATAGGCTCGGTGTTTTACGTTTTCCGAATATGCCATTTATCCTTTCACATCCTCTAAATAAATGATTGTCGGAACTCCTATCTTAAATAGATCGTCCAAGTCGTAGTGTATTTTATGTCCGTCCGGATCTCTATAACTCGGACCGATTCCATACGGATCGGATACTTCGAGTAACTTTTTACCGTTATCAAGCTCTAATATTCCCAGTCCGCGAATGATGTGTCCGCTTTTCGTAAGTTTGGTTCCGAGTCCACACGGATAATGTCCGTTTTTAAAGTAGTTGCAAAGTTCGTCTTTGTTTCCTGGCTTTTTCACAAGGCGTAACTCAATTCTATTTGCACGCATCAGTTCGTTAAAATGTCTCGCGTGATCCGCAGAATCGTAAACGTTCAGCTTGTTTATCCTGATCCAGGTTTCGAGAAGAGTGTAGTAGTTATACGTCGTTAAGTTTACAAAATCGGGAATGTTTTTTAGCATTCCAACGAATACGATCATGTCCTGAAAAACGTTGCCCATACACTGTTGGTAATCGCGCAATTTAAAAAAGGGAGTAATTTGGTCCCCACGTTGTGGGTTCCAAGGTGCAATGGGATAGGAACAATAAATTTTCATGGCACCCCCAACAGGTTGCGAAACTTATACACCAATATGCCAACCAGTCCAAGGACCGCAAAAATCCCAACTACTATCATCGAATTCCTAAGTCCTTTCCACTTGTTCGCTAACTCTTTGAGTTTTGAATTCTCCTCTCGAAGTTCTTTTAGTTCCTCATTTTGCTCACTACAAACGTCCAAAGCTTTTTGAATATTCCGTTTTTCTTTCGAAGGCGGGAGAGTTTCTACGTCTGCTTTTGCTGATTCATAGATCGCCTCATTTCCTGTTTTTGGTAAAGTTATGCAGGCGCAAAAAAACAGTAGAACCAAACAGATCAGTTTCATAGCCGACTACTTCCTATTTCAGACTGTGTTATCTCGCCGGTTTTCCCGCCGATATTCTCGATTAGGTCGGCTAAGGATTTTGTTTTCGAATTCAAATTCTCGTTGATTCGTTTTCCTAAATAGAAGCTTCCAGCGGCACTGTAAAAGATAATCAACCATTGAATGAGATCCATATGAAGCGACCTTAGCGAATCCGGAGATACGATTGAAAGAATCGAAAGAGCAATCAAATAAGAGATCGTTAATATAAAAACGATCCAGGTTCGAAGTGTTGTATCAGAAGGCTTACCGGTTTTGTCGTCGTGAGATAAGAATTTCATTTTGAACCTCCACCGCGTGGTGAAGAGAGTCGGATCAAATCTTTCACATCGGCTTTTATTTCCGACAGATCTTTGGCGATCGCGGTCATTTCCGTTTCGATCTTTACGATTCGAATTTCGTGATCCTTATACATCGTGTTGTATTGAACGATTCCACTGACAACGAAACCTAAGATTACAAGAACGTCCTTGATTCCGAGTTTGATTTGATTCACTTTTGGATTCTCCATTCTCCCCCGCAAAAAAAATCCCGCACTATGGCGGGTTAGTTACTACTGAATCGCTTCCGATTGCTGAGGAGAGAATAACACATAGGAACGTAGAATGAAAGGTTCTTGGAAATCCTTCCAGAACGTTCTGGCCTATGTTTTTTTGTAAGAGGTTAACTTGAGAAAAGAAAGTTAGTTAGTAGATTTGTTTTGTAGTTTTCAGGGTTTGGGATACGCGATCGAGATCGGAGATCAAGAATCTTCTTGTTCTCGGTCCCCATTCGATGTAGGGAATTTCATGATCAACAACGTGACGGTTGAATGAACGTAAAGGGAGATTCAGATATGTTGCAGCTTGGCGGGAGGTAAGAGTTTTTTCCTTATCTGTGGGAATGAGTGTTTCTTGAGATTCAACGAGTGGTTTGCCGTCTATTTGTAAAGCTGGTTGGACTAATTTTAGAAGTGATCCGTTGCGCGTATGACCCTTAATTGAACTCATGCCATCCGGTTGAAATGGCATATTATATTTTTGTCAAGTCTTTTTTTATTGCAGTAGGTATATTATTTTTGTATCATGCGATTTAAAATAGATGCGGTTGTTGCAACTTCTTGATTCTCCATCCGCTTGTCTTGATAAAACGCTTCCAATTCTTTACATAATCGAGTTGCATGTTGATTATCAACTCGTTTTAGCAGAGCTTTTGACATGATCAGACAGGCTGCAAATTTTTCTCCATCCGATGCCGAATTCCATTCTTTTCCGGTTCCATTTCCAATCCGTTGAATCGCCGCGATGAAATCAGCGTTCTCATCGGACTTTAATTCTCCCTGAGATGATTTTTCAGTCGGTGCATTTTTAACCGTTTGATTGTTAGAAGGAGCTACTAATCCCAAAAGAAATAACGACAACAAAACATTTCCAGAAATCCAATACATTTTTTTCCAAATCGAATCACCGGAATTTTTGATGAAATAGATTCCAATAATGGGAATCCATTTTCTAAATTTATCTAATCTCATACATATCTCTCAGTTGTAGTGGTTAAAACATAGATACACAATATAATCAAAATTGGAATCAAAGTTTGCGCCATTGTGACAAAATCAAAAAAAGGGAAAACCAAAAATCAATCCGTCGGATTACAAAGGTAATTATGATGGTTCAGAAAATTAGTAATCTATTATACGACTTCATAACGGACTTACAGGCGGGGATTCCGACCTCAAAACTGGTCGAAATCTATACAGATAAAATTATTCGCGTTTTTCGGGAGGAAACATCCGATCAAAAACCGTCTTGAATAAGACCAGATCCGATTGGTTCAAATCTAAGATTCGCGTTACAATCTCTAAAACGTTTTTAGCCTCGATCTGTTTCATAAGGATCCGTTCTCGATCAACCTTTTCAAACAATTCCGACTGGCCTGTCGTTAATAATTGCCACGCTCCCGGAGGAAAACGTTTCTCCCCCTCTCCGAGGATTAACCAAAAAGGATTGTATCCTAAAACTTTCATCAGTCCATATGCCAGTTCAAAACTGATTTGTCGAATCCCTGCTATATAGTTGTGAACTGCCGTCGGAGTGATTCCGCCAATTCGAGCAATTGCGGCCGCATGCAGATTACATTCGGACATAATTAGTTTGAGTCTGCTGGCCTGAGTTTCACAATTATCAACTTTTTTGTTTGACTCTTGACTCATAAATGTAGACTTGTTAACATATGTGAACCACAGTAGTTTATCGACTTTTATTGTGCCACAATCAAGGATTTTTACCAAAAAAATCGCGAACATAGATAAATTTGTCTTAGTAGTCGGTATACTGAACACATTTGTTTAGGGATAGGGGACGGGGTGATAGATGGATGATAATCGAAAAAAAAACTTCAAGGCGGAAGTTATTGAGATTCTTTGGACCCTAAAACGAAGAAGTCTGTACGACACAACAGATTTTGAGATATTGATCTATGAATCGGCAGTTGCTATTGAGGAACTTTCTATTATTGTTTTTGCCGGAACGTTTTCAGAATAGTCTCTATTTTATTGAGTTCCCCTGTTGGAACTTCCAGCAGTATCTCAACGATCCTGTGGATTTGAGGATTTCTCAAAATTTTTCGGGTAAGTTCAATATCCTCACGTATTTGTATTTTTTCTAAACGATCATTACTCGAAAATTCCATTTCTCCGTCCCCCGACAACAGCCAAATTGGATTAATCTGATATATTTTTGCAATATTAGTCACCACGTCTGGGGACAGACTTTTAATTCGTCCCGAAAATAAATCACTTAAATTGCCCGTGGATATGCCAATTCGTTCGGCGAACTCCTTTTTCGTCAGGCCGTAGGTTTCGATTATTTTTAAAATTTGTGCTTTCAATTTCTCGTAATTACGAGTTTTTTATTTGACAAACTCGTAGTTACGAGAAATGATCTATCCAGGCGGGAGAGTTCCCGCCAATATTCGGCCAAAATTGACTCAATACTGAAACTCGTAACATAGAGACAGTATCGTAAAACCGGACCGAATCGCAAACAAAAAAACAAGAGCTAAGGTGCCTTATGATCATCACCAACGGAGACGAATGCAAGAATTTCATTTGTATCACACTGAAAATGAAAACCCTCGCAAAGTTCGCACGAGAGGCAGATATAAACTACGACTACCTGTCGAAAAGTTTAAACGGGCAACACTCGTATACCGAGGTTCGGGACGCGTTCCTAAAATGGAATGTCCCGTTCCGCATGAATTCTTCTCGTTCTAAGAAAAAGCGCAGGAGAGCCGCATGAAAACAAAACGGCTGGTGATCAAGTGATGCACCACAACGTAAAGGGCGGAGCCGCTTCCATCTCTAACATACAGACTTCTTCTTTGGATATGCTCTCAGCGTTTGAAAAAACGCTGATCTCAAACGTGGCAAACACAGTAAAAGAGCAATATCCTACGTTCGATTGGAGACGAGACGACCATAGCGAAATGAACGATAAACAGATCGTCGCTCTCTATCTCGTAAAAAACGACATCTCCCAAATCTGCGGAAATGATAAGGACTCGATCCAGGAGTTCATGAGTATTCTCGAATATATTTTTGACGAGGAGTTTAGCGAATGATTACTCAATATAAGCTCGAATATCTAAAACGTAGTCTCTATCTCTCGAAAAAAATGAAGAGCGATCATTCACTCAGAACGGAAACGGAAATTATAGATATTCTACTCACTCGATGCGCACTCATGGAGGAATATCAAAGACAACATGATATTTCCGATCAATTCGATGATTGGCGAAAAGATCAAAACATTGGTATAGAGGCATACACACGATGACAATTAGAGAACGTATTGTTTTGCTTCGGAGAAGTATTCTGTTCTCCAAACTGTACAAAAAAGACGGAAGCAGACGAAGTCATATCGAAATCATCGAAACCCTGTTGAGTCGTTGCGCAATCCAAGACACTTTCATTCAGGATCGAAAATTGGAAGGCGAATTCTCGGAGTGGTCGAATGAAATTCTACTCCAGGATAAAACAGATGAAGAAAATTAATTTATGCGTTTTTTGCGGAGAACTGAAACCGCTATATCAAAACAATCTGTGTTCAGAATGTCTTCGGCAAAACATGCAACGAGGATCGACAACGATTAATGACATCCGACCGTTTATTCCTAAAACGAATCGGATTGAAATCAAAAACTTTCCGGACGGTGCCGCATGAATACGCCCAAAAAAGATAAAATACAAAAAACCCTAAAAATAACGAAGCGGGTCTTCGAAGAGTGTTGGAGAGAAATCCCCGAATACATGGCGAAAAAATTATCCGCTATCGAGTTGGCCGAATACATTCAACGCCATATTCTCCCGGTAGTTACCAGAAGAATGTTATCAAACCCTTATATTCAATATAAGGCAAATAGACGTTTGATCGGGGTAGCATGAAAGGGAGCCGGGTTATCCTAAACGGCCAGTTAAAACATCGCGGGCGTCTCTGGCGTCGCGGTCGGGCTATGTCCGAAAGAATTGGTCTGATTGTTATCGAGAGCAAGATGACCCTACGAGACATCGCCTTTCTCTATTCCGAGAAATGCCCCCATTTGTCTGGATCTGGATATATGGGGGCATTTCACCGCGAAGACCTTGCTAAAACAATCAAAGGAATCCGAAACACACCACGTTATGTGAAAGCAATAGAAGAGTCCTGGGGGCTTCCTATTAATGAGATACGCCGAATTTATCGCGAGGATAAGGAACGAGATTTAATGGGAGAGATGTTGAGCATCGAGGAAATAAATAAATTCGCGGATTGGTATCGTTCCATCCTGAAAGGAAAGGTAGCATCATGAACCCACTAAAATCTAAACCGAAAAAAGATAACATAGATTTAACGATTTTGAAAGTTTTTCTAACGTATCCGTCGATTTTTAGACATTATGTGGATGTCGCCCTTCTTACGATGAATCAGGGGAAATCCAGAACAATTCATCGCGCTCTCGAAAGATTATATAAAGCAAAACTTCTCAAAAAATATAGAATCAGTTCCTATCTAAACGCCGAACTGATAAACTCTCTATACGGACAAAAAACCGCACTTCGTGAAAACCTTTCACCGCTTACTGAGGATTCCTCTGATCGAAGTGTTGGATTGGAACTCAAGCTCATCAAACATTTCATTTCGGATACGTCCGGATTGTGGACCGTAACGGAACTTTCCCTGTTATTCGCGCGGCCTATCGCAACGATTCAACACAATCTGAATATTCTGGTCGAGCATAGGCTCGTAATGAAACACACAGTCGATAACCTAAAAAACAAAACGAACCCTGTGCAGTATAAACTTCACCCGACGTTCGCAATGAACTTATCTTCGGAAAAACCGAGAATTTTGAAAACGATTAAGGAGACAATCAACCAATGAGTGAAACAGTAAACAGCAGAGAAATCGCTCTTATTCCAAATGTGAATGAGCCTACGGAAAATGAACAGAACTTTCGTGCCCAATATTTGCATGAGAGGATTCAGGCGAATTTTATCGGGCTTATATTCGATCTCAAGGAGATGCGCGATCGAAAACTTTATGTGCGCCTTGGTTGCGACAATTTTAAAGACTACCTGAAATCGACTCTTCCGAAATTCGTAACCCTGAGTTTCGCCAGTAACTTGATGCTTCTTTCAGATAAAATGTCGGAAGAGGATTATAAGAAAACAAATCCGAACCAAGTTCAAGTTCTGGCAAAAATCGCCTCTAATCCCGATGTATTCGAAATTTCTCATAAAGTAAAAGGCGAAATTCATCTATCGAATGGAACTGTTATGGATTTGGAAGAATACGAAGCCACCTATGCCGATGAAATAGCTCAACAAACGGACGCATATCGCGAGGCAATTAAGATAACCGAAGAGCACGCATCGCTAAAAAAAGAAAATCAGAGAATCGGTCGGGATCTTGAGGTGAACGAAAATGTTATAGAAAAACAGTCCGACAAAATCAAAAGCCTTACCGAAGCAATTGATTATATAGCAAACGAAAAAGGAACCGAATCAGATTTGATTACTACGGTCACTACGAAAGTTGGAGCAACCAAAAGAATTATGGAACTACTGCTTTCTATCGAACAAGCGGTAGTCGAAATCAACAGTATCGACGAGTCATTGAAAAGCGATCACGATATCGCAGCAAGTGTGTTGCAACTCGAAACGATGTTAAAACTCGCAGTTACGAAAATTAACAACGTTTGGAATCCGCACTTTTTCGTGATTCAGGACGAGAACTAAAAGAATTTCAGAGGGGATCTTTCAGATCCCCGTAGGGAAGACATGGGACGACGAGAGATCGATATAACAATTCTCAACGAACGATTTACGATGTGGAAAAATGCGACGTCACGTTCGGATAAAAAAACTGTAATCCTCACCTTTGCGGAACAGTTTGGAGTTTCGAAAGAAACGATCTATGATCGATTTCGAGAAATCGAGAACGGAGTTTCGAGAGCCATCGTTGCAGGATACTCGGGAGTCGCACAAGTTCGAAAAACCAAATCCCAACTCGAAGAAGAAAAAGCCCACATGATGACGATCGCCCTTATCAAACGAGGCGGAAAAGTTGGAAAACAAGGTTATGGTGTCTCGACAGAACTTGCAATCACCGCCGCCGAAAACGAGGGACTTATTCCGCGAGGAAAATACACGCGATCAACTGTGGATCGTTTGCTCAATCAACTTGGGATTTCTACGAAACTTGTAGATACTCCGTCGGTTGCAACGGAACTCATAAGCCCGTATCCGAATCATTGTTGGATAGTCGACGCGACGATGAAAAACCACTATTTTCTTAACATCAAGAAAAACCGTATCGATTACAGAGCTGACATCAAATACGATTCTTCTCATGGGATGGATATCCTTGAGAAACATTCTCTAAAAAGAATTTGGGACTATTTCCTCGTAGATAACTATTCGAAATCATATTTGATGATGACCTTTGCGCCGGACCCGAAAACTGCCGGTGCAAAACATGGAGGAGAAAATACGTCCGACTGGATTACATTTTTGACATATTCGATGTTGATCAAGGACGATTTACGAATTCCTATTTGTGGTATTCCTAAACTAATTTTTTGCGATGAAGGTTCCGGTTTAAATTCTAATCATATGCAGTCGTTCCTCGGTGGACTCGGCGTCGAGGTTAGAAATCATTTTCCTGGACACGCTTCCGCGAAAGGTGCGGTTGAATCCAGAATTGGAGCATACAAAAGAACGTTCGGAGTTACGATCAATAGAGGGACGATATATTCTCTCGACGAATTGCGTAGTTATGACAATAGATATTTGATCTATGATAACAACAAAAGCGGTGCTTTTCAAAAATGGGCAGACGGAATCAAAGACCACCCGATCACAAAAGCCACTCGTAAAAATATCCAGGATGCGCTCGTTACAGAAGATGAGAAAACAATAACGGCATACGGAACAATCCAAATTGACAAACAACATTTCTTCGTAAGTTCTGAGCTCCCACGCGGAACAAAAGTTACCGTATTCACGAACAGCGAGAATTCTCGATGTGTTCAAACAGATGACGGAAGAATTTTCAACGTAAAACCCTACGGTAAGATTCAACGAAACATCGAAACCTTTGAAATTTTAGATGGGCGCGGTCACGAAGTAAAGCGCAGTGATCTGGATCAACTTAGAACCTGGATTCAAGAGACATCCAAAGAGTTTAAAGAGAAAATCAAATTAGAATCATATCTGCGCGAGACGAATATTACATACTTCCCTGCTCAAGGTGAAGAAGCAGAAACACATGTCGCGATGGCTCCCTCCAAAATTCTAAAAATTGACGAAGCGATTACATACGTTTTCAACGAAACGGGCTTCACGGCGAATGAAATCGGCGAGAAAGATCTTGAGGCAATGCGAGAGGTTTTCGGTATATATATAGAAAAACACGGTTTCGTGCCTCCCGAAACGCTTTACAAAATCGTAAACATCTATCTTGGCACTGGAACGGGCGGATAAGCATTTTTAATTTAAGGAGTTACTACTATGAAGGAAAAAATTGAAGAGTTAGCGGAAGTCTTTGTTCGAACAAAAAATTCAAATCGAATCTTAAATTTTTGCACGAGCATTGCAGATAAGAATCAGTGGACCGCAATCATCGGACAGCCAGGGAGCGGAAAAACCGAAATCAAAAAGGAATTACTTCGAGTTCTCCGCGGATTGCCCGACAAATACATCGTCGTCGAAATACCGGTGTTTCAATCCGCACAACCGAGAACAGCCGCGATCATGAAAGAACTGATAAAGTCGATCGATTCGGATATTCACGTCCCCGGAGCCATCGAATCAAAGTATCGAGTTCTTCGAAGTGTCCTTGTAAACGCACACCTCGCAAAGAAGAAAGTCGTTATGATTTTCGAAGAGAGTCAAAATTTCAGTCATAACATGATGCGTGAATTGAAAATGCTTCACGAAATCGAAGGTATGGGAAGATCCAACCTTTTTTCGATGATTATGTTTTTAAAAACCTCTCCAAGATTCGAAGAGGTGTTTAAAACTCGTGAAATCGGAAAACGAGTTCTCGTTGAGAATATGCAACTCCCTACGTCATCGGAAGCATTGGAAATTGCTCAGAAACGATTCGGACTTACATTTCAGGATAGCGCCGCCAAATCGGACTTCCTGCAAGCGACTGGCGAGTATCCGGCGTCAATCAAACATCTTGCTCAAACTCTGTGGAAACAACCTGGGTTCAACGGTAAAGTTACAAAAGCACTTCTTATTTCTACAAAGATAACTGCATTCAAAGAAGCACTCTTAGAGTTCGGAGTTTCAAACAGAGTTATTAAGGAGTATTTCAAGCGTGTAAAACAGAAAGATATTTCGCTCGGAGTTATCAACGAATCCATAAATTATAAACGGAATAGTTCAGTCGCAGAAGAGATCCGTTCCGTGGCTGGTCATTTGCTTGAAGACGCAAAGATGACACAAGCCGTCTAACGCATTTTTTTTTAAATTAGGAGGAAAAATGGCAAACGATACAACAGAAGAAACAAAAGGAAAGAAGAAAGGGAAAGGTGAAAAAAAGGAAAAAGTAAAACCAGAACCTTACATTATCAATTCCGAAAGTGAAAAGATAAACGCGTTACTGGAAATTCAAGAAATCGTCGGAAAGCTAGAAAACGATATAGAGTTGAAAGAGTGGGAAGAAAAACTAAAAGCTCTGAACGAAGAAGCTGTGTCCCTAAAAACAAAAATCAGCGATCGAAAAAAGTCGGCCTCTTCCGAGAAAAAAGACATAGCTGATAAAATGGTTCAAATGAAGGCAGGAATCGCGGATTACGAGGTCAATAAGGCTCTCGGCAAAATCGCGTAAAAGGAGCTTAGGTATGCCAGTAAAAAAGAAGACGGCAAAGAAAAAGGCCGTACGGAAAACGGCGAAAAAAAAAACGGGTAAGGTTCCGCCAGTAACGGCGGTTCCTACTTCTTCAAAAGGATTCGCTGTGGATATGAATTCTGAAACAGATAAGGAGGTAAACCGTGGCAAAGAAAACACCTGAAGGAATCAAAATTGATCTTCCGGAAAATCACTACAAAACCCGCGCTGATCTCATCCAAGGTATCGCACAACTTGGAGAGATCAAGCGCGAGCGGGACCGCGTCAAAAGTGAGGTAGACGACCAAATCAGCCAGCTTACAACGCAACTCCAAACCGACCTTACCCCGCTGGATGTAAAAATCCAGCATATTGTTTCGGGAATCAAACTCTACGTTGATAAAAACAAGGACGAGTTATTCCCAGATCCGGAGTATAAGACTTGTAAATTGCCAACAGGAGAATTGAAACTTCGAAAAGTTCCGGCTTCAGTGAAGACTCGTGCATCCGCCAAACTCTTCGATAAGATTCTTTCCGAGAATGGACTCTTAGAAAAATTCATCGCTTTAACTTCAAAGTTAAGTGGAATTTATCTTAGAGTCAAATTGGAGTTAAACAAAGATCAGATTCTCTCTGATCCTTTGCGAGCTTCGAAGAAAATCGGAATTGAATTAAACGAAGAAACGGAACGACTCTATATCACTCCGAGTGAAATCGACGCTGAAATAGAAGCCGTGGTGGATGCCGCCTAATGGTTCTACCTCCGACGTCAGAAGTTACCTACTCAAATTTGCTCTCCGTTGTGGAGAGCTTTTTGAAGTCTCGTGAGAGATCCTATATTACAAAGCCCGGAGCGGAGGAGCGAGCATTAAACCAATTCATGCTTGCCAACATACCAGCGATAAAGGTTATCGAATTGATCGAGAAATTGATCGATATTCGAAGACACCCAAAATTAAAATTAGAATCGTTTTGGATAAGCGCAACGGAGAATGTTTCTGGCGCGTATTCGTATATGCAGAAAATTGAAACTGTTCACGCTTCAATTTGGCCCGAAGCACAAAAGAGAAAAGAAGAGCAAAATCTCAAAGATCCGAAACTCGGTTGGAAAGGATTCTTAGAATTTTCTAAGCAGATGCCTGGCTCAATTCGAGATGAAATTAGCAACCTGTTAATCACTGAGAATTTTGGTAAAAGTTCAATAACTATTTCGAAATGTTCGAACAAACTATGCTTTTACATACAGAGTTTTTTCTCACATTCAGGTTGGAAAATAATTATGGAGGAATCCAATGCAAACAACCTTTAAAGCACAATTAAAGATTCAACTCGAAGATCTGGAGTTTAATGACTTTTCCAATGCCGTTCAAGATGAGTTTGGAGTCGTGAACATCAATACTATGACTCAATACGCAAAGAAAAGACTCGGTGTTTCGCAAGCTACGATCGAAAAGTTGAAAGAGGATCGGAGAGGATGATGAAACGTCCTCTTACTGGACACATAAATTGTTTCTCCGAAGAAGTTCGAGATACGATGATCCTCGGTCGGTGTAAGCATGGATATCATGGTGGTTATCCTGCCGGATTTTTGGAACGTGCAAGGTTACTCTTGGTTGGAGGCGATCCAGACGCTTCGATCTGGCACATTCCAGGTGGAAAAGCGAAAGAGTATAACGGAATTCGCGGAGGCGTCCATTTAACCGGATACGGGAAGAATGATTTTACGATCGATCTTGATCCGAATGTAAAGCCAGATTTATGCCTTGATGTTCGTCAACTGAGTAGCCACTTTATTCCACAAGAAAACGGAACTTTGCTGTTCGTTCCGATTCTACAATATGCAGAATCGGAACTATTCGAATTCTATAACACAAAACCACAACATCCGAATGTTCGTGTTTTTTTTCGACCTAAAGCAATCATCATTGATAGGCCGTACGATGAGGAGAACGCTGATCAATACGCGCCCGGACGAATTGCTCTCCCAAATTTAAACAAACTTCTCATAGACTGCCTTGATCTCGTGAATCAAGGCTCGCTTGTAGGTGTTCTGGATTACAAATGGCCGAACCCATCTCCTTCGAAGGATTACGAAGAGGTTTGGGCTTGTTCCGTCGGAACTGGAAGAGGAAGCACTGCGCGGTGGTTTACGATTTGGAGGAAACGATGATTCAAAAGTATTTTGGACGCGTTTCGTTTCTCGATCGTGGCCTTCTGATTTCGACGGTGTTTGTTTTAGAAGCGAAAGCGATCTCCCAAGTTTATCAACTCATTCAAGCTAAATTTGAAATCACCGAAGAACAAATACTGGATTTGAAAATAACAAATCGAAAAGCGATAAAAACGCACAAAGAAAACTCACTTAAACAATGGATGGAAAAATCAATTTAATGACTCTTGCCGCAAATACAAATCAAAATATAGAACCTTCGATTCAGCTTTTTAATGACGACTGTTTTAATATCTTTCCCAAGATTCCGGATGGATCTATAAATTTAGTTCTCTGCGACTTGCCGTACGGAACAACGGATTGCCGTTGGGATAAAATTCTTCCGTTCAAAGAGCTTTGGGAACAATACAACCGGATGATCGTAGAAAATGGAGCGGTCATACTTACTGCAAGTCAACCCTTTACCACTGCTCTGATCAACAGTAACCCCAAAAATTTCAGATATGAACTCATTTGGTATAAAACGAAAGCGTCCGGGTTTCTGAATGCGAATAAAATGCCAAATAAATCACATGAAAATATTCTAATTTTCTATAAAAAAATACCGGTCTATAACCCACAAAAATACCAAATTGATCCTAAGTTTCAGAGAAAAGGAAAATCTTCTAAAAAGAATTATTCAAAACTCTTTAACGTTCGAGGACCAAAATCAGAAACCTATCAATACCTCGATCTTGGGCAAAGACATCCAGATTCCGTCCTTTGTTTCCCTTCCGAATACGGAAAAGGAGAAGACAGATGAATGATTTGGAAATTGTAAAGCTGATCCTTATGTATACGTTTTGGGCTTCGATCGCTTGTTTCTTTTTCTTAGGAGTGATCGTTCGGGTGGTCATCGATTATATTATGTTCTTTTCTTCTTGGTTTAACCAAGAGTCTCATGAGATTTCTTTGCAAAAGAATGTGTCAGAAGCGATAACTTACGAAGGTGAACACAAGGAAAGAGTAATGGCGAAGGCGTTGCTTAGAATGGCGCGGGAGATTGATTTACTTAGGGAAAAATCCAAATGAAAATTATATCTTTTGGCTATACCGCCGCTCCTCTTCTCGCGGGAAGAAAAACAATCACGCGACGTGAATGGAAAGATGAATATGCTTTAAAATTTCACCCTGGGGAAATTGTCCAAGCGTATGATAAGCAACCTCGTTTCGGTGGGAAGAAAATTGGTGAAATAAGAATTTCTTGGATTATAAAGCAAAGCCCTTTGTTAATGCCAGACTCCGACTATGAAGAAGAAGGATTCGCATGGTTGGATGAAAATCCCGAATTTATTCCTAAGAAATTCATTCTCAAAGATGGAACAAGGGACATGCAAAAGTATTTTCGCATGTGGAAAATGTTTGGGGAGCCATGTTGGGCGATTAAATTCGAACCTTTGAATCTCTTGCCATTCGATTCGATTTTTACATCTCGAAATTCCTTACTTAAAGAAATCACAGTTTGACGAAGAGATTGATACAATGAATCATACAAAGATTGAGTGGACTGATGTGACTTGGAATCCGACGACCGGTTGCACGAAAATATCAAGTGGCTGTAAAAATTGCTACGCGGAGTCGCTCACAAAACGATTTGAAAAGATGTGGGGGAAGTTTTCAGAAATAAAATTGCATCCGAACCGGTTGGATTTTCCACGAACCATGAAAGGAAAACGCATATTCGTAGATTCAATGTCCGATCTCTTCCACAAAGATATTCCATTTGATTTTATCGACAAGGTTCATACTGTAATCGCGGAGTGTCCTGAAAATATATTTCAAATCCTTACCAAAAGAATCGAAAGAGCAAAAGAATATTACGTTTCGAGAAAGCATTTTAATTTAGAAAATGTTTGGTTGGGGACTTCGATAGAAAGTCAAAACGTAGTTGAAGATAGAATTCATCATCTTATACATATTCCGACTAAAGTTAGATTTTTATCCTGCGAACCTTTACTCGAAGAAGTTGATGTTTTCTTTTATTTGAACGCCTGGGGTTATATCGACTGTTTCCCGATAGATTGGGTTATTGCAGGCGGTGAATCCGGACTAAGAGCGCGACCTGTTCACGTAGAATGGATTCGTTCTCTGCGCGATCAGTGTAATGACGCCAGGGTCCCATTTTTTTTCAAACAATGGGGAGGACGAAATAAGAAAGAATCCGGAAGAAAATTGGACGGAAGAGAATGGAATGAATTCCCGAGGAAGGTTTTAAGATGAATTATAAAGAACGCCGTGAGTATATCGCTGAAAAGATTTTAGGCGCAACGAAAAAATTTCTTTATCACACTTGGTTGCATGTTAAGGGAAAAGAATTCCATCCCCCATTTGAATGGGAATTTCCGACAGGTGAAACTTTAAACTCAAGAACTAATTTCGAATTTCTTCCGGAGTGGGTTGGTCCAATTTGCGAAGTAGTATTACCAATGCTTACAAAACAAAACTGGGCTGTGCTTCCTATTGGATCAAAGGTGACCATCATAGAACTCACACAATTTGAATCAAAAGAAATTCGAGCATACGATTTTAAAAATGTAATTATGTTTGAACCTCTGGTTACTGCCCTTGTTGATTCTCATATAAAAATAGAAAAGGAGAAAAAACAGAATGAGTAGTCTTTCTCAAATCTGGACTTTGAAATCCAAAGCCAAGATTTCAGAAGAGAACTTCCGAAATCTTGTAGAATCAATTTCAGGTAAAAGATCAACAAAAAATCTTTCTAAAGTTCATTTAGAAAAAATAGCGACTGCAATTTATAAATTACATCCTGAATTGAAAAAGAGAAATACCACTAACCGCACTCCAAACAAATATTCGTCCATTCCGAAAAACGTTTCTAAAATCAAAACGATTCTAACACCGGATCAAAATGAGTTAATTAAAAAACTCGTTTCCGCTCTAATTTTATCTGGAAATTATGAGAATTTGTCTACTGATTTGCTTCCAAATAAAATGTTTAGAAAAGATTTGAGTGAACTTTCCAGACATGAAGCTCAGTCTGTAACCGAAGCACTCAAGGGAATGTTGATTCGCTCGAATCAAGAACAGTTTGATAAATTCCTGAAAGATATGACGCGCTCTGAAAGCGTTCTCCGGATAATGCGTCTGATTTTGGTTAAAGGAACGGGTGTTTAGGATGGAATTAGAATCTAAATTCCTATGTTATCCTAATACTTTTTCGTATTATTTCTTCGTATATTCTTGAATTCTGCTTCTTTCGTTTTCAATATTTTGTCTATAACAGGTCTAAAAACCTTCTAAAACCCCTTCAAAAAGCCGGTTTTTCCTCGATTTTCCTACGTTTCCGTTTAGACTTTCCTGGGTATCTCTTCTTTCAGTGTTAGGGGGGGATAGTTTAAAATTGAAAGGTCGTGTTTGGGATATTTTTTTATTTATAGTTAAAAAAATGCCAATACCTTCTTTTTAGAGGTCATGCTTCTTTCTCAAATAGGCAATTTTATCCTCTTTAATATCTATGTGTTCTTTACCTTTTAAAAGTCCTGCCAAACTTTTTGTTATTGGAGCTAAATCCTGAATCTTTGTTTCTGCTGTTTGTCCACATTCGGATTCTTTTGTTAATTCAGATAAATAATCTTCAATAATATTAGATAAACTTTTATGCCTCTTCTCTCTTCTGCGCAT